GTCACATTTCACTAAACAGGGAAAGTTATTGTTTCCCACCCCTTCTATTTATTCCGCGCTTGCTAGTCCGATCTCCGTCTCTAACAGCAGCATCTCTTGGAGTTTCTTGATCAGCTCCGCGTGGTCGACCTTCAGTCCTGCCTCCTCCTCTCCCAGGTATTCCACGACGCTGGGTTTGGCGAGGAGACTGTCTATGATGTTCTTCACCTTTACTGCCACTAACTCGAGTGCTGCCGCTGCTGCGTCCAGGTCTCTCTTTACCTTCGCTGGAGCCTTTATCTGGCAGCGCAGTTCCGCGATTGTCACGTCGACTTGGCTCGCCACTCGTCCGGGCGTCGTTGCGAGCACATCTTTTATACACGTTTTCCTTTGCATTTTGTATTTTATGAGGGTCCATTTCGGATGGTGTTCCATCTGATAGAATCGTGTTGGTGTAAACTCCAAATTCTTCCCGCTCTATCGGTGGTCCGAACCAGACTGTGGTATTAGGGGCATTCAGCCTTTCTTTAAGCTCGCGGAGAACTTCAATCTGAATGCCTGTCCTATTCGATATTACATCCCACATCATCTCAACATCTTCCTCTTTCTGGGGCCATGCTCCGCCATCTTGGGTTAACCAGTATGATTTTTCGCGATCCTTGTCTATCCTGGTCGTTCGCTTTACATCATCATCCTTCTTATAATTGCGAATGACCATGTTACAATAATCACTGGTAACAGGCGTATACTTGTCAGTGGTAAGATAACTCTCTAGTCTATCCATCGCGGCGTGTGCTAACGGGACGTTTGGGTCCCGAGCCGTCAAATGCAGCTTTCTCCACGTTCGCAACGGGTCTTGGAATGAAGTGGTTGTTGTGTACGGATCCGGGTAGACACGCGCCAGGAACGTCAAACCAAATTCCGGCTTATAAATCTCCATTTTTATTTTCATCCCAAGCGCATTAACTACTTTTATCATGTTCTTCTGGTATCTTCTCTCCGTCAACATGTCATCACCAAATGCCGGTCCGATGCATCTGAAAGCATCAGCTGGTTCTAGATCCGGCAACGTCATCCTTATCGAGCAGTATTGTATAAACGCATTCATCACGGTGTTTAGATCGCAAGTCGTTGGCGACCCACTCTTGACCCCAACACCGGCCTCATAGTTGAAACCAAAACGCTTTGCTCTAGCTGGGCAACTGATCAACATGTCAGTGTATTTCTTCAATTCCTTGTTGTATCTTCCATTAAAGTACCTTAAGTAGACGGCATTCATCACGTTACGTTGACACCAATCTGACACTGTTCCGTCAAAGTTGGAGAAATCCCCTTCAATCGGCTCTCCAATCTTACTCACAAACTCCACTACCTTTTCGCTAATTTCCTGCGGGGTCCTTCCAGGGAAGAACCAGTGGGAGTTCTCCGGCTCATGTAGAACCGCGTCTCTAAACTTTAACGTGTATGCTGAAAATTTCAGCAAAAACCTCATATCTGCGAATGATGATATTATTCGACCATCCTTCATCGTGGGCTCGTTCTTTATGAATGCTTCGATTAATCTCCTAACTTCGAGGTCTGCTGTATCCCAAATCTGCTTAATGGCAATTGCCTGACTGGGTTTATTCAACAGGTCCCGCGTATCTTCTAGGGTGTATGGTACGCCAACTCCTGGTGTGGGAACTACAAGCTTGACAAATTCATCTGCGTAACTCCTGTATCGCGCGCCGGGAACTGTTCTATTCCCAACGAGCGTCACACGCGTGTCCAATGCGCTCGAGAGCGCTTCCCATCTCTTAATCATGGGAACCATTGCTTCATCACTCACTATCGGGCTGGCATAACTGCGATAACTAATCTCGGCTGCGTCTGCTTCCATGGCAGAAGGCCAATGGACCTTAACGTGACTAGCTGATTGTCCTATTTCGTTGGCCGCTCCATCCGTCCCAAGCGTTCCTTTGTAGAACTGCCCGGTTAAACTTAACGTAATGGGGTCGGTTAAATGCATTGAAATCATGCGGGAGCTAAGGGATTGCTGTGATCCCATTGCCATCAATACGTCAAAATTTGCCTTTTCTAGGGTGACATTCGCTGTTTCTCCTTGTCTTCCAAAATTGATGGATGTTATTCCGTCGGTGTGTGAGATGACTGAGTTCCAGCCGGGTTTCCCTGGCGCCTCATACGTAATGCGCGATAATGTGCGCGAACTCAGGCCATCACCCAGCACACTGCTCCAACAGCTGTATTGTGGTATTAGCCAAACGAAGAGTCTATGCTTACAATCAGGCCACGGACGACTGTGTTGGACTTTGTAATAATGGTACTTGCGAAAACCCAGTAGACCTTGCGGCCACCAGGTGTCTCTCGCCTCAATCTTTATGAATTCTCCAAAGGAACACCAGTCCCAGACTTTATGCTTCCATCTGCCTCCGTTGCCCACTCTGTAGTTGACCTCATTGTTCTCGATCGTGAAAGGGGAATCGGCGTCTGATCCGGCCACTGTAATCGGGTTAAACGTGTGGAATGCTGCTGGATTACAGTACCCCAAAACACTTGACATATCCTCAATATAGTAGTCGATATCGATCCCAACAATCACTGAATCTTTGGGTGGGCGCAGGGGCTCTATTCCATGGTATAAGTCTCCTACCGCATAATGTTGGTGTGAAGATTCATCGTAATCGGCATGTTCGGATGGTGAAATTTCATAAATCGACCTCCCTTGATCATTAACTGATTTCCTAATGATCCGGCGAGCTTCATCCCTAACCGCGCCTGATCTGGGATGGCCATTATCACTTGAACGAACTGGCACTGGATCATCAATAAATGACAATGGGTACCAATCCATTCGCTTGTCGTCTCTTGTTATGTCTGTAAGAATGCGTTGCAGCATTCTACAAAGACGTGACACTTCCTTCACTACGGCATATGGACCAATTTCCATATACGCCATAATTCGTCGATACTGTGACAACAACAAATTTATTGCTATTGCTGGCAGGATATATTTGAGCGATTTCAAGATATACCCGGCTATGATGTTCGTCGAAGACGCCAAACGTTCGGGGGGAACGACAGAGCCTAAGGCTCCGAGCGTCATGAAGTTTAAGTTTTGTTTACTGTTCATTAAACAGGGAAA